AATCATCGTATTCACCATACGGAAAAGATGCACACTCTTCAATGACTTCTTCTGCGAACCTTCTGTCCTCTGGATAATACACCATTCCTGCTTCAAACATTGGCGCAACTGCGTTGACCCTGGACAGTTTATCGTTGCCCCTTGTTGGTGTGTAATTTGTAATCGGTATACCTGATCTGCGAAGTTCGTCAGATAGGGGCATACCACTTGCCTTCGCTTCCACCAACACCATCTCTGGTTCCCAGTAGTTATACTCTTTGAGTGCAATCTCTTTAAGCTCAGGAAACTCCCACCGACCACGTCGTGCGTCCAACAGAATAAGCGCTGGCCGTTGTCCGTCGGGCGAGAACACTCCCCACGTTGTGATTGCAGAATAGTCTGCTGTTTCTTTTTTACTGAAGGCTGTGTCGTAACTTTGAATGACGTAGTGCAAATCAGGAATATCTTTTTCTGCCCACGGTTTCCACCACTCACGTTT